TAATGGAACAGAAGAACGCGTGTTCCCAACGCTAGGGATCACAGTTAAGCCCGGACAAGAGTTTGACGCGCCTGAGAATTTCAGCGCGGCAGATGTAACTCCTGCTGGCGCGAAAGTAGCACCAAAAGCACCAACAACCCCGTCTGCCGCGTCAGACATGAAAGCAGGAGAGTGATTAAATGGCAGTACAAAATTCCGTACGCAGTTATTTAGGTATCGCTAAAGAAGCAACTAAAGGAACTGCCGTAGCACCAACAGACTTTATCCCGGTAATGGTTGATAGCCTAAAGCCGGTTGATTTAATTGATCCACTTTACGATACTGGACTACGCGGATCTATGGTTACTAACTATAACTATATTCCGGGTCGCACTAGATCTACTTTTGATTTCGGCGGTCATGTGTTTGCCGATACTATCGGTTATTCAATCGCTGGAATTATGGGATCCGTAGCAACAACCGGAGCGAGCGCACCTTACACTCACACAGTATCCTTGCTCAACGCAAGCGCTACCGGAGCTGACTCTCAACCGATCTCCTACACTCTCACCGACTTCTATGCCGCAAATGTTCGCGCATACGCCGGTATTCAATTCCATGACTTCTCTTTGAAGTTTAATGCTGACGGAATGCTTGAATACGATGCTAAGGGAACAGGTTGGGCTTCGGCTGCGGCTTCTACCCCTACTCCTTCGTTCTCAACTATTCTTCCTACTCCGGTATGGCGCGGATCGGTAAGCATTGGCGCTTCTACTATCACTAATTCGATCTCCGGCTCACTAGATCTAAAGCGTTCAGTAACTCCGATCTACGGTATTGCTACTACGCAAAATCCTTATCAGATCTTCACCGGACCGCTCGAAGTTACCGGTAAGTTTGAGTTTGTTATGGAAGCGGATACAGAATTGACCCGCTATCTCACCAATACTCAACCTGCTATTGTTCTAAATTGGAACTACGGAACAGGCGCAGCCGAAGTGCAATTACAAGCGACTTTGACTAAGGGTGCTTATGTAGCAGCGGTAATTGATCGTGGAGAAGACTTCGTCAAGATTGCGGTAGATGTAAATGCGCAAGCCAACACTACTGACGCTGGATCTTCCGGCGGATTGGCTCCGATCAAGTGGGTTCTAAAGAACGCAAAAGCGAGCGGTACTTACGCGTAACAACTAGATCCGAACAGGCGGGGTAGGTTGATAACGATAGCCTTCCCGTTATCCCACCCGCCTGTTCCTTACGCTACGATAGGCGGAAGGCAACTACTAGGAAAGGCTAATCATGTCTAAGCAAATCAAACTCCCTTCGGGAAACACAGTAAAACTCAAAGACCCTAAAGATCTACGCGTAAAAGATCGTAAGCGCGTAATCAAAACTACTGACTCGCAAGAAGGCGATCTATCTAAGGCTATGGCGCTGGGAGAAGCGATTATCGCTATGCTCGTAGAAGAGTGGTCCTTTGATCTAATTATTCCTTCCGTCAAGATTGAGTCTATTGAAGAACTAGAAATGGCAGATTACGATTATCTAATTGAACAGACCAAAGACGCACAGAAAGCGTTGTTCCCTAGCCTAACGGAAAGTGACGATAACACCGCAGACCCAAAAGCGATTACCGCCGACTCCAAAGATTAAAGTGGTTGCTCAAAGGCGGTCATAGGGTCGCTGAGTTCGATTATCCTGATGAGCAGTGGTTTTATTATCAAATGGCGGAACGCTTCGGCTGGACTCCGGATCAAGTAGATAATTTACCCGCTAATACGGCGGATTGGTTAATGGCGATTGCGGTGACAGTAGAAGAAGTCAAAGCAGAAAGGATAGATCCGTGAGCGGTGCGATAATAGTCAAGAACCTGAAAGAAGTTCTAGCTGCTATTGACGGCGCTGGAGATCGCATAGAGCAAGGCGCACAGATAGGCATAGCCCAAGCCGGCTTAGCAATTCAACGCCAAGCGCAAATCAATGCTAACACCGGCACACGCCGCCGCGAAGGTAGCCGGATTATTCCGCCTAAGCACATTGGCCCTAGCGGATCCGGACCGAATGTAATTACTGGAACGCTCCGGAGATCTATCCGCACATCAGTATCCTTTGGATTTGACTCTTATATTGCGGTAATTGGTCCAACAGTTGAGTATGCGCGAGCAGTCGAATTAGGCTCACCGCGCTGGAAATCCGGCGTAAAATATCCTTACTTAGAACCGGCGGCTATTGCTCTAATCAAGAGCGGTAAGATTAACCGGATCTTTGTTGGTGCGATTAAGTCTAAGTTAGGTAGGGGATAATGGCTACTACGCTGGAAACCCTAGTTGTTAAATTACAGGCTGATGTTGCGGATCTTAAAGGCGGATTAGCGCAAGCGCAGACTTCTCTTAAAGGTTTAGATGAAGGCGTAAAAACTGCTAATACCGGAATGGGTAAGTTTGGTGCTTCGCTCAAAAAACTAGCCGGAGTTATGGCTGCTACTTTCGGAGCGCAACAACTTGTTTCATTTGCTAAAGATACGGTAATGGCTGCTTCCAATATGGAAGAGTCTCTATCTAAAGTCCGAGTAGTTTTTGGAGACGGAGCTGCGGCAGTAGAGAAGTTCGGAGCGAGCGCTGCCGTAAATATGGGTATCTCTAATCAAGCTGCTTTAGAAGCAGCTGGAACCTACGGCAATTTATTTCAGGCGTTCGGACTCGGACAAGGTGAGTCACAGAAAATGTCTATGTCGCTGGTCCAACTAGCCGGAGATATGGCTTCGTTCAACAACACTAGCATTGATGACGCGATACTTGCGCTGCGATCCGGTCTATCAGGAGAAACCGAACCGCTAAAGAAATTTGGCGTAGCGCTATCTGATGTTCGGTTGAAGGCGGAAGCCGCTGCTATGGGCTTAGGAACTTACTCCGGCACACTTCCACCGGCGATTAAGTCGCAAGCTGCGTATTCGTTGATTATGAAAGATACTACATTGGCGCAAGGCGATTATGCCCGGACCGCAGACGGAACCGCCAACACGATGAAAACAATGAAAGCACAGTTCGATGACGCAAAAGTAGCGCTCGGACAAGCACTTATGCCGGCGTTTAGAGGATTACTAGCAGTATTGAAGTTGATTATTCCTATGCTAAAGGCGCTCGGTAACTTCTTCAAAAATAATAAAGATGAAATCAAAGCCTTCGCAATAGCAGTAGGTATTGGATCCGTAGCGTGGGGTATCTATACAATAGCGGTAAAGAGAGCTGAGATAGCGCAGAAGTTATTGAACCTAGCACAAAAGATGAACCCTATTGGGTTGATTGTAATAGCAGTAGGCTTGCTCGCAGCTGGACTTGTTAAGTTATGGAAAAATAGCGAGACATTCCGTAATGTCGTGTTGTCGGTAGCCAAGGCTGCGATTAAGGCTTTTGCTTCGGTCATTCCTATGGTGAGTCAAGTCTTCGAAGCCATAATGAAAATTGTTACTGGACCATTGAGATTATTTTTGGGCGCATTATCAAAGTTACCCGGCGTTGGCAAGTTTGCCAAGGGAGCCTTAGATACGATCAATAAAGGATTAGACGGGATCTCTGATTTTGGGGATAAAGCGGCTAAAAAAGCCAACGATTTGATTGAGACTCTCGAAAAGGTCGGTAAGGCTAAAGACAAAGCAGATAAGGCTGGATCTAAAGGTAAAGACGGGGGCAAGGGTAAAGACTCAGCTGACGGCTTCGTAGATCCGGCTGCCGCCAAGAAAGCTGCGGCTGAGCAAGAAAAAAACCTTAAAAAATTAGACGGGTATAAAAAGAAAGTCACAGACATTTATAGTGACATGAACGAAGTCATTGTTGAAAGCAAAGAGAAACAAGCAGAAGCCCTAGCTGCGCGTGACGAAAAGATAGCTGACGCTCATAAAGAACATGGGAAAACAGTAACGAAGTTGAATGAGCGGTATCAAGAAGCCATGTCTGAGGCTAGTAACCGCTATAACAAGCAAAAGATCGCCCTTAATGAGCGCTATCAAGAACAGTTAGAGTCCGCCCAAAAGCGTTATGACGAAACCGCCCGTGACGCTCGCAAGCGCCATACAGATAATTTGATTAAGATCTCACAAGAATACTCAGAGAAGAAGAGAGATTTAGATTACAAGTTACAAGAAACATTATTCGACTTAACGGAAAAAGCCGAAGAAAAACGCCTTGATGTCACGGCTAGGGGTCAAGAAAAACTTCTAAGCATTATCGAGAAAGGTCGTGAGCGCCTTCGTTCAGCGTGGGAAGGCGGCACCGCGTTCAGTATCAAAGATTTATTTGGTAAAGATGTTAAAACTCAGGGCGCGTCAGGATTGCTAGAAGGCTTGAAACAACAACTATCAGCAACGCAAACATTACAAACGCGAGCAGGAGAGTTAGCAGGTAAAGGTTATACGCAAACTTTTATTGAGCAAATCGTAAAGGCGGGTCCGGCAGCAGGAACAGAAATGGCTGACTCTTTATTAAAACTAGACGCTGCTACGCAAACGCAAATTCAAGAACTTTATATGAGCCTAGAAACTTTGAATAAAGACGGCATGAACTCATTGGCGGAGTCCATGAATAATTCTCAAAGTTTTGCAACCGCCGAACTGGCTGAAATGTATGAGGCTACTAAACAGGAGATCGCAAAAGCGTTATCTGACATAGATACTGAACTTGTTAAAAATATCGCAAAAACGCAAAAAGAATATGAAAGATCTTTAGCGGAAGCTGCGAAGACCCGTGATGAGAAACTAGCGGAATCGTTCGAAGCCCTTAACTCTGCGCTCGCGGCTGCCAACGAAGAACTTATGGAAGCCCAAAAGCAAGCTGCTAGTGAATTACATAAAGGACTCGCTGAGGCTAATGAAGCATTAAAAGAAGCCCAAGAAGAAGCCCAAAAAGATTTAAGTAAAGGATTAGCAGAGGCACAAGCCGAACTTACTGAGAAATTAGAAGAGGCTCAAAAAGATTATCAAAAAGCAATAGACGAAATTGCTAAAGAGACTGAAAAGAAGTTAGCAGAGCTGCGTAAAAAGTTAGCCGAAACGGCAGCTGCTATGGCTGCTATGGGAGCGGCGGCTGCGGCAGCTGCGGCAATGCAGGGAGCGCCTAACTTTAGCAGCGGATCTACTGGCGGCGATTATTACGCTACCAAGGCTACTACTTTGGTCGGAAGTTCCGGATATACAGGTATGACGGCTGCCCAAATTGCTGCTGAAAGAGCGCGCGAAAGCGGAAATAAATTTGCCGTAACAGTTAATGCCAATACTAACGCTTCCCCTTCGGCTATCGCTAGTAGCGTAATAGCAGCAGCTAAGTATGGCGAAGCGGTTACAGTAAGTCGCGGTAGCAGCTTGTTGAGGGCTGAGTAATGGTTAGCGTTCTTTATTCCTTTTCTTTCAACGGGCAAGTCTTCGGCGGCGCTGGATCCCCGTATCAAATTCAATCGGTAGAAGGGCTGGAGTCTTTACCGGAGATCCGTAGGCAAGATGATAACCGGGGCTACGCAGACGGCATGTTTTCCGGGCGCGATTTCTTAGGCGGGCGCTCTATATTTATTACATTTCTAACGCTGGGATCCGGAAGCAATACGGCGCAAGAGAATTACAACACTATTCAATCGTATCTACTGCCGCAGACTTCCGGCACTACTCCGTTATTCTTCATGCTAGACGGAACTCAGCAATATATCAATTCTCGCGTTCGCGGCTTACGCACTACGCTGGATCCTAATTACACCTACGGGTATATTGTGTCGCAGGTCGAGTTCTTCTGCCCGGATCCGTCTTACTATAACGCCAACGATCAGACCGCGACCCTTCTTTATTCACCGCCTACGGGTCGTATCTATAACCGCACTTACAATTTGACCTATGGCGGCGGCAGCTCGGTCATCACTACTACTATTAGCAATACCGGGTGGGCTACGGCTTATCCGACTATTACTATCAATGGACCTATCACCAACCCGCAAATAGGATCCGTAACTTCCGGAGACTCGCTGCTATTTGACGGAACTTATAGCGATACGGACTTTATCGAAGTAGATCTCTATAATAAGTTAATTACGCTCAACGGCGTATCTGCCCGTAATTTGCTAACATCGGGTACTTGGTTTTCGGCACCACCCGGAAACTCGAACTTCTTCCTTACTGGACTCGCAGGTAGTACGCTAGTCAATGTAACTAAGGCAGTAGTCGAGTGGAATTCGGCTTACATTTAGGAGATTAAATGGCACTACGCACACCACCTTCTTGGTTACAAAATGGATCCCACCCGGCGGAAAATGATCGCCTTACAACACAGGCGTTATTTGCTACTACCGGTATTGTGACTAGCGGATCTATGGCGGTAACGGCTAACTCACCGGTGGGTATGAGTGTTCTTGTTGCGAGTGGTTGGGCGGCTATCGTAGGAACAACCCAAGCCAACATGGGAACTTACACTTGCTATAACGATGCTACCGATACCTTGACTATTACTACTGCGGATCCTACAAACCCAAGAATAGATCGAGTCGTAGTCACCATTAACGATGCTTATTACACCGGCTCAACTAACAATGTTGTGTTTTCAGTTCTTGCCGGCACTCCTGCTGGATCTCCTACTGCTCCGGCTACTCCGGCTAACTCAATGTCGCTGGCTACTATTGCGGTAGCAGCTGGAGCGCTATCTATTTCTAGCGGAAACATTACAGACACAAGAGTATTGACTACTACGAACTTACCCGGAGATATAAGCGCGGTTACCGCCGGCACAGGATTAAGCGGTGGTGGGTCAAGCGGTAGTGTTACTTTGAGCATTAATACTGCGATAACGGCAGATCTAACTACGGCTCAAACTTTAACGAATAAAACTTTAACTACGCCGGTCATTTCTTCTATCAGCAATACGGGAACAATCACTTTACCTACAAGCACAGATACATTAGTAGGCAGAGCCACAACAGATACGCTTACTAATAAAACTCTTACTTCGCCTTTAATTAATCTAGGCATCAACGCTCAAACCGGAACTACTTACACAACAGTATTGGCAGATAACGGCAAACTAACTACTTTGAGCAACGCTTCCGCAATAGCGGTGACTATTCCACTCAACTCATCAGTAGCCTATCCCGTAGGAGCGCAGATCAATATGGCTCAGCTAGGAGCCGGACAAGTCACAGTATCCGGAGCCGGCGGCGTAACTCTTGTATCTACGGGCGCAACGGCGGCTACTCCTAAAACTCGCGCTCAATACTCTACGCTGACTTGTGTTCAGACTTCTACCGATAATTGGCTAGTCATGGGAGATATTTCGTGAGTCGGCAAGCCTTAACCCCTACTAATGTTCCGGCGAGCGCTTCGGCTATATCTACGCCTACGCTACGCACCGGAGATCTTTATTACAACACTACTACTGGACTCATGGTATATGACGGAGCAGCTTGGCAGCAGGTCAGCTCCGGCGCTGCTACTGAGATAGACGCGGGTGTGTTTGATAGTATTGCGCCATATAACGGCGGCGATCCGACTACAACGGCAACACAGACTTATGACGGGGGTACTCCATAATGGCAGTAGTAACGCAAATTCAGATCCGGCGCGGAACTGCCGCTCAATGGACTTCAACAAATCCTACTCTCGCAGCTGGAGAGTTTGGGTTAGAGACAGATACGCTTAAAGTCAAAATTGGCAACGGCTCTACCGCTTGGACTTCGCTTGCTTATCAAGGAGCCGGCACAGTAACAAGCATTACTGCTGGAACTGGACTCTCCGGCGGAACTATTACCGCTACCGGAACAATAGCGATAGATACCGCTACTACGGTAGATCTCACTACGGCGCAAACTCTTACCAATAAAACACTTACAACACCAACGATCACTCTCTCTACTTCAACAAATAGCGCAGAAGGTCGTATTGCTTGGGATAGCACCAATGACAAAATCATAATGGGTGACGGATCTAGCACTAAAGAATTTGCTTCTTCTACCTTGGCGTTCAACGCACAAACCGGAACTACCTATACTTTTGTTTTAGCCGATAAAGATAAATTGGTTACTGCTTCGAACGCGTCAGCGCAAACTTACTCAATCCCTACAAACGCTTCCGTTGCTTACCCTATCGGCACACAAATAAACATTATTCAAATCGGCGCAGGGCAAGTAACTATCAACGCGGTTACTAGCGGAACTACTACGATTTCTAGCACCGGAGCCACCGCTACGGCTCCCAAGCTGCGCGCACAATTCTCATCAGCGACTTGCATTAAAGCAAGTACCGATCTTTGGTATGTAGTAGGAGATATTGCCTAATGCCTATTCTTGGAACTATTGCTTCGGGTATTTCAGGACATCTTGGGCCAGGTCCTTTCCCTGACGGATATTGGATTTCCAATGTCATACATAATGGCTCAAATATAAGTATGAATCAAACTACTAACCTTCAATCAAGCGCAGCGTATGGTGGTGCTTCGGGAGCTGGCGTAGGGAACACTCCTGCGTTTTGGGCGCAAAACTCTGACGGAACCTTCGCTTATTTGAGGCGATATACGAACTATAGCAATAATGGCATTGACGGAGTTATGGCTGACTCAAGCGGTAATATCTATGTTGCGCATTTCACTACCTCTGCCGGTGCAGCGAAAATAGACAGTAACGGAACTGTCGTATGGTCAAAAACCTACGGATTTACTTATGCTGGTATTGACTCTATATCGCCTGACGGCACAAGACTTTTGATGTATGGATCAAACTACGAACAGGACACACCATTTCTAGTCAATACAAGTGACGGCTCTGTTGTCTGGGGAAGAAACTCTAGTGGGTGGGGCGTTCAAAATAACACAAGTGCAGATATGAATAGCAACTATATTTATACAACTGGATATCAAAGAAACGGCACTAACTTTGGATTCGTTCGTAAATTAAATTATTCAGGAAGTGATATATGGGCAAGATATTATTCTAGCGTAGGCGGTAGTGTAGGAACTGCCCTATTTACTGATAGTAACGACAACTCTTATGCTCTTGGATACACAGGTAGTTTAAATTATTTTACTAAGTTTGATTCAAGTGGTAATGCTCAATGGACTCGCTCTATTGGAAGTGGTCAGTCATTTCCCACACTTGGTGCTGCTGATAGTTCGGGGAATATCTATATGCAGTATAGCGATGGAGTAGCAAAAGCATATCTTCTCAAATGGAACTCATCAGGAACTCTGCAATGGCAACGACAGTTCTATGGTAGTGCTAACTCATCTAACGCTGGAACTGTAAAAATAATTGACAGTAATCATATTTATGTGAATTTCGGCGCAAGTGACGGAACTGCGGTAAATGTGTATCAGGCAGTATTACCTACTGACGGGTCGAAGACAGGCACTTATACTGTCGGCGGTAAAACTATTACATACGCCGCAAGTAGTTTGAGTATAGGTAGCCCATCAAATTCTTGGTCAAGCACAAATGGTTACAACTCTACAACTATAACGGCAAGTAATAACACCGCACCTACAATTGGAACTTTGACTAACTCAACAGGTTTGACGAGTATCTAGGGGGATACATGTCCATATACATGAATACGAATACAAACGACTATCCTCTATTCGAAGGCGATATACGGCTTCTTTATCCTGATATGGGTACAGAGTTTGTTTTACCTGTTGGATTTGTTGAAGTGGAAGAGACACCTGTGCCTACCCTAGAAATAGGGCAAACATTTGACGAGTTTCCGCCTGTGTTTGATAGTGAAAGTAAAAAGTATCAAAGGTCATTCGGTGTTCGCGATATGACCGAAGAAGAAATTACTAAGATAAAAAATTATAGGGAAACTAACTATCCCGATTATCCAAGTGGGCAAGAGCCATACGATCACAGCATTCCAACCCCTAGTAATGCGTGACTAGACATTTATGTAAAAACCGATTTAAGGAGAGCGAATGACTACCACCTATCGGTATCTGTTTGCCGATCTCCTTACTAACGACATTCTTGCCGAGCTGCCGATAACGGGCGTAGCCTTTACTCAGCAGCTCAATCAGGCTGGAACCTTTACCGGTCATCTTCTAATCTCTGGACTCGATACTGAGAAGTTCAATGTTCTACCGGCTACTATTCCGGGTCGCACCGCGTTATACATAGATCGCAACGGATCCTTGGTGTGGGGCGGGGTGATTTGGGGGCGGGAATACAATAGTGCTGAGCAGATAATTACCTTAACCGGGCGTGAGTTCGAGTCTTACTTTGAGCGCCGGCGCATAACTACTACTCTTGCCTATACCAATACAGATCAACTTGCGATTGCTCGCGGGTTGATAAACGCTGCGCAAGCTGCTGGATCCGGAAACATAGGCGTTATAGTCGGAGCTGAGACTTCGGGCATACTGGTAGATCGTGTTTATTATGACTATGAACTAAAGCAGGTCTATGGCGCTATTCAAGATCTATCACGGCAAGAAGACGGCTTTGACTTTAATATCAAAGTAGATTACACGCCCGTTACCTTCGTGCCTAGAAAAACGCTGGTGCTGGGATACCCGCGAACCGGCGTAGTTTATTCAAGCAGCTCGACTTCCGCACCGGTCTTCGAGTTCCCGGCGGGTAATGTGGTGGAGTATGTCTATCCGGAAGACGGAGCCATAGCCGCTAATACTATTTATGCTATCGGCGCTGGATCTAACGAAGGTAAGCAGAGTTCTACTGCGCAAAATACTACGCTGCTGGGAGAAGGTTGGCCCTTACTAGAAGATCAGGCAAACTATTCAGATGTAACGGATCAGACAGTTCTTGACGAATTAGCAATAGGTCAAGCCAACGCAGTAGCCTATCCGCCTACTACGATCCGGCTAGTAGTTCCGGCGTTCGAGAACCCGGAGTTCGGAGATTATGCGCTAGGTGATGATTGCCGGCTTCGGATCTTAGATAACCGGTTCCCGGAAGGGCTGGACTCTATCTATCGAATAGTAGGCTTATCGGTAGAACCGGGAGAAGACGGACCGGAGCGCGTTACGCTTACCTTGACGGAGACTACTAACTAATGGCTTACATAAATCAACCGCCCGATATTCGGCAGCTCTTCGCAGCTCTCGATGACCGGCTGCGCAAACTAGAAACCGCAGTTCGCTTTACGGCTCCGGGTGTTAATTTCTCTACTTCTACGCCTACGAACCCGCGCACCGGAGATATTTTTTACGATAGTAATGCTAATCTATTGAAGTATTACAACGGATCCGCGTTTGTGGAAATTGCCGACAATAATGTGAGCACAACAGTTACGCAATACTTGACTACTATTCAAAGCGCCAACAACAACATGGTATTCACCGGAACGCCTTGCGATATTGAGATCCAACGCATAGGTAAAATGATTACGGCTAATGCTTATGTAACCTTTACCAATGTAAGCAACTTTGGAACCGGGCAGATCTATCTCAATATGCCGGCTGGACTGCCGAACCGAACTCACGACTTAGCGGCAAGCGGGTTCTTAACTGACGGCGGAAATACTTATACTATCTTCGGCACTTTAGCGGCTACCGCTAATAAAATGTATCTATGGCACCCAACTTCTAACGGCGGATCTGATACCGTAACCCATAATAAACCGGCAACATTAGACGCTACTAGCGTTATCAACATTACCGGCGTAGCCCTACTAGCATAAGGTAATCTTCTCGCATGGATATTCAACAATGGGCTGCGCTCGCAGTCGCAATAATGACCCTGATAGGCGGCTTCGCAGCTCTTGTAAGGTGGTTAGTTAAGCATTATCTAGTTGAGTTAAAGCCCAACGGCGGCAGCTCGCTTCGTGATGAGCAAAATAGGCAAGGCGATACAATCAAGCGGCTGGAGTCGCGCATAGATGAAATATATCTATTGCTTATTAATCGTTCTTAGCCTTTCCGGGTGCGGCTATGACGGGTGGGTTCGATATCCTTGCCAAGATCCGGCAAACTGGGAAGCGCCGGAGTGTAATCCACCGATCTGCGAAGCGACAGGCACCTGCACAAAAGATCTATTACCGGGGGTATTTGATGAGTAGAAAGCGACTCAGCAACGAAGAACTACACGCTCGACTCGTAGTAACAATCGGGGTCATGCTTGCCTTTGTCTTTGGCGGATCTATTTTTGCGTTGCTTTACGCTCTTGTTTTCGTCACTCAACCTATGGCGCAAGCGCCTAATGACGCTGCTTTTATTGACTTGATTTCGACTTTATGCGTATTTTTGACCGGCACTCTGTCTGGAATAGTAAGCGCTAATGGGCTAAAATCTAAACCTAAGCCGCCGATAGAGAAGGAGACGGGCAATGACGCTGGCAACTGATGTAGCGCTATTAGAAATTGGATATACCGAAGGCGCAAATAATGATACTAAATATGGAAAATGGTATGGATTAAATAATAATCCTTGGTGCGCTATGTTCGTATCTTGGTGCTTTAATCAGGCTGGACTATCGGAGCATGTAGCAGCAAGCGGCAAAAAAGGTTTTGCGAGCTGCGATGCTGGCATGAAATGGTTTGCGGCTAAAGGTAAGTTAGTGCCGGTAGGAGATGCTAGACCGGGTGATATTGCTTTCTTCCAATTTGACGATGACGCGCAACCGGATCATGTTGGTATTGTTATTAAGAACAACACTAAATTAAAAAGGCTTGTATGCGTAGAAGGTAATACCGCAAGTGGTATTGCTGGATCTCAGTCCAACGGAGACGGCGTATATGAGCGTAAGCGCAGTTACTCTCTAATCATGGCGGTAGCCCGCCCTATCAAGGAGAAATAATGAATAAAAAACAAACCGATCTAATCAAGTCAGCTCTACGCCACTTTGTCTTGGTGGCTATTGCGGTTTATCAAGTCACCGGTGGAGACGCAAAGGCGTTTGCCTATGGTCTAGCAGCAGCTATTATCGGTCCGGCTATTCGCGGCGTAGATAAGAGCGATCCGGCTTTCGGCAAAGTAGCGGATTGGGTAACGCTGGAGATAGACAAATTAGCCAAAGCAGACAAAAAGAAAAAGACGAAGTAGAGTTAGACCCTGCTACGGCAGGGTTTATCTTTTAGGGGGCGGCATGGGTCTATCTGAGTCAATCGCTAAGTTCGATTTTGGGTCAAGTGACGCTTGCCCTTTTCAAACACTACTCAATAAATTAAGTAAAGAAGATCAAGCAGTTATTGCCAATGCTTTTGATCGGGGAGTATCCGGCTACGCAGTATGTAAAGCGCTTAGATCCGAAGGGCACCGCATAGCCGAAGTCTCTATTTATGACCATAGAAAGAAAATATGCCGATGCTTCAAGAAATCTTGAACGATAGAGAAGATCAATACGGCAGCGCGGCAGTTAATTTTGCTCAGGCTGGTCGCGGCTGGGGTGCTATTTTAGGTATAGACGATATCCCGGCGTATAAAGTTGCGTTAATGCTGGACTTCTTTAAGAGTATTCGCTGCGTAGCCAATCCTGCCTACGAAGATAGTTGGTTAGATAAACTGGGCTATACCCGTCATGGCATGGATATAGCGTTATCTGATGAGCCTTGAAAAACGACTCAACGATATGCCGGAAGGCATTGACTCCGAGAATGTCGCAGAGCTGCGCCAAGCCTTACTACGGCTACAAAAGCAATTAAAGAGATCGAAAGAGCGCACCGAAGACCTAGTAGAAATAACTCAGCAAGCTGCGTATGACGCGATGCTGACTATGGGTAAGGTCCAACCTGTACCGGAAGTTGTACCGGATAAAAGAAAAACAAAAGCCGAAGCAGCTTTATGGCACATGACGGATTGGCAGGGAGCCAAGCGCACCGTATCTTACAACTCAGAGATAATGCGCAAAAGAGTTATGGAGTTTGCGGCGAAAGCAGTTCGCATTACCGATATTCAGCGAGCAGATCACCCGGTAAAAACCTGCCACATTTTATTCGGTGGAGACATGGTAGAAGGCTTATTCAATTTCCCTACGCAAGCGTTCGAAGTCGATGCGACATTGTTTGAGCAGTATGTCCAAGTCTCCCGGTTATGCGTAGATGTAGTCCGGTTTGCGCTCGCCAACTATGAGCAAGTAACAGTAATTCCGGAGTGGGGTAATCATGGGCGTATAGGATCTAAACGCGACAATGTGCCGAGATCCGACAACTTTGACCGGATGTGCTATGAGTTAGCGCGGCAGCTCTTGGCTGGAGAAAAGCGATTGACTTGGCTGGACTGCCCGGAAGATGTTCAACGCGTAGAAATAGGAGCCTACCGAGCGCTGCTTATTCACGGAGACGAAGTAGGTAGAAATGGATTTGCTTCACCGGGCGCAATAGTCCAACACATGAACCGGTGGAGATCCGGTTCATATCCTTGGGAGTTCCGGGATGTTTATGTTGGGCATTACCATACTCACGCAGAATGGCCAATGGCTAACGGCTTAGGATCTGTTTATCAAAGTGGATCTACCGAGTCAGATAATCGCTATGCCGGCGTAATGCTAGCTGCGAGCGCTACCCCGTCTCAACGCTTACACTTTGTAGATCCCATTAAAGGCAGGGTAACGGCGGTGTATAAAGTATGGTTAGACTAGATAGGCTACTTACTCAAAATAGCGAGCTGCGCCCTGACGGGATCTATAATTGGTCTATTCCGGCGCTCGCCGCTAAGTTATCTAACGGAAAGAACATAAAGACTTGCCCTAACGCTGGAGCGTGCGCCAATGTCTGCTACGCCCGGAACGGCACTTACAATTTCAGTAATGTAAAAGCGCGGCATACCGCTAACTTAGAGTATGTAATCAATGATCCGCAGGGCTGGTTTGCGCAGATGCTTGAAGAAGTCAATCACCCGCGCATGCGTGGTAAGTATGTCCGGATCCACGACTCAGGAGATTTCTTTTCAGAAGATTACTTGCTCCTATGGCTCAAAATAGCGCTCTTGACTCCGGATGTGACTTTCTATTGCTATACCAAGGAAGTCTCTATGTTCAAGCGCATAGTCGAATACGACTGCCCGAAGAACTTTCGCTATCTCTATTCGCTAGGCGGCAGAGAAGATAACCTGATAGATCTCGAACTGGACCGCCATGCCGATGTGTTTCCTGATGACGCGGCAATACTGGAAGCCGGCTACTCTAATCAAGATGCTTCGGATCTGTTGGCAATAACCTTGCCTTCCAACAAGATAGGCATACCGCAGAACAACATCCCGCAATTTAGAAAGCGGCTTGCTGGTCGGACTTTCGGAGAAGCGCAGCTGGACCGAAATTAATCTTCTTCTTCGTCATACTCGAAGTCGGAATCCCGTATGTCTATGTTGGCTTCTTTGGCGGTATGGAGCGCCCCTGCCATGAGCATTACTGCTCGATTACACATATCGGTTAATTGATCCGGGTAAGTCGGATCCGCAGAGATCTCTATTTGTAAATTGTAAAGAACAAGAAACACTCTTGCTTGGTGCGATTTAGAGTCAGCCATATCTACTCCTGTCCGGTTCCTAAAGGTTACCAAAAGTTACTCCGCGACTCGCCAAGCGAAATCCGAGAAAACCGTAATGTATCAGCGACAATAGACGCGCTGGGGCAGATCGCCCCTTATAGGAAGGAATAAATTATGGCTAAGTTCGATTTAGACTCGTACGAAACCGTAGAAAGCCGCTTGGCTCGATTTTGGAAAGATCACCCAAAGGGCAGGGTTTTGACGGATCTAGTATTTCATGATGAACGCAGGTTCATTGTAAAGGCAGAAATCTTTTTTGATAGAGATGACCTAAGCCCGGTATCTTCCGGCTATGCCGAAGAGATCGTAGGTGCTTCTCCCGTCAATAGGGTCAGCGCCCTAGAAAATGGAGAGACTTCCGCAATCGGAAGGGCATTAGCCAACTGCAATTATGCGTCTCAGGGTAAGCGCCCTAGCCGCGAAGAAATGGAAAAGGTCGAGCGCTATAACGCCGAACCCCGTAAAGCAGTTGCGCCTAAGAAGACCGAAGTAAAGGAATACTCTCAGGCAGATAAGGATCTCGCAGCAGCTCTGATTGTAAGCGTTGCGGCAGTAGCAGACATCGAAGAATTGAAGAAGATTTGGGCAGAAAACCCGGATCTACGCGATATTCCGATAGACAACACCACGCTCAAAGACGCAGTCACCAACAAGAAAAAAGAACTTGAAGCAGAATGAGATCGCTGGACCGAAACACAGTTATCTTATCCGCAAAGGCTCAACGCACTTCGCGAGCTGCGGGGGAAAAGGTATTACCCCGAACTGGATCTTTACGCCGGAAGGTGTATGAGTATCTAGTAACGCAAGGATTTCGTGGGGCAACCGATCAAGAAATTGAAACGGCGCTAGGAATAGACGGCAATACTGTCCGACCTACTCGCGGATCTTTATTTAAAGACGGCTACATTATCGATAGCGGAACTACCCGAAATAACGCCAACGGAAACTCTTGTATCGTATGGCGCGTGGCTCAGGAAGGAATGCTCTTATGAGTAAGCAAAAGAAGTTTGAACCGCCTATGGGCTGGATCGTAGGCGTTAATCATCAGCAGGTTGCGATAACGCGATTAGCGCAAGAACTAAAGATGAGTCCGATAGAAGTAGGGCAAGCGCTGGAGCAAGCCGGTTATTTTCTTCAACCGGACATTATGGATCTTGCTGCCGACTCATGGAAAGTATTGCGGATCGAGTTAGATAAAGCGAGCAATAACACTATGTTGAAGATAGTAAAGAAAGAAGGCGCTGATGAGTGAAACAATAGTTACGCCACAGATGATTGAGAAGCGGCTAAAGGATCTATCTAAAGAAGTAGATACTTCGCATAGAGATTTAGCAGACGCAGAGAAGTTTTACTATGAGACTAAAGCGCAATATGAATTAGCGCTTGCTCATGCTCGATTATCGGTGGCTACTAACAAGGAAGCAAGATACACAGTAAGCGACAAGGCGGATCTAGCCTTGATTTCTACTGAGAAATTACATTTACAAATGGCTACTGCGGAAGCGGTGGTTCGCGCAGCTCGCGCAAACTCAAATCGCATACGGACTCAGGTAGATATTGCCCGGTCCATAGGCACAAGCGTTCGAACAAGTATGGAGATAGCATGATAGATCTACAAGAATTACTAACTAAATCGCTGGTAGCACACGATAGCCAACGGGATCGCAGTAAGCAGGTTGAGATAGGTCCGAGTTCGTTAGGCGGTTGCCGCCGGCGTGTCTATCATGAGTTAATAGAAACGCCACAGACTAATCAAACCGAGAAGTTAGCGGCGATCTTAGGCACTTTTATTCACTCAGGTATCGAAAGCGTTATGGAACGCGAAGATCCCTTCGGAGATAACTACCTACGGGAAATAGAAGTAACCTACGGCGGTATGAAGGGTCATGTTGATCTTTATATCAAGAGCGAAGGCGCGGTTATTGACTGGAAGACAAAGAAGAAAGCCGGCTTGCGGTATTTCCCTAGTCACTCGGAAATATGGCAGGTTCAGACTTACGGCTATCTACTAGACGCTAACGGCTATGAAGTGAAGACAGTATCGCTGGTCGCTATTCCGCGTGACGGCGAAATGGCAGACATCAAGGTTCATACCGAAGACTATAACCCGGAAGTAGCGAAAGCAGCTCTATCTTGGTTACAGGAACTTAAAGATATCGTGGCGGGCGCTGGACCTGCTCCGGAACCGGAAGAAAAAGTAGTATTTTGTTCTAAGTATTGCTCCTTCTATGATCCGAGCGGAGAAATAGGGTGTCCGAGTACCGCGAAGTAGATTGGGAAGCGGCTGAGTGCCGCGACCTTTATACCGATCTTTTCTATTCAGTAGAAGAAGAACGGAACGCAAGTGCGTATAACAATATTAACGCCTTGCGCTCGGTGTGTTCCCGGTGTCCGATATGGAAGGCTTGCTTAACTTATGCGTTCGAGAACGAAAGTTACGGCGTATGGGGCGGATTAACTTCCGTAGAACGGCAAGCCTTCCGACACCCGGAGAAGTATCCGCAGCAACGGCAGCGAGCGCTAAAGGCTCTTATTGAAACAGGAATTACATTGACTCAGATTAGGGAGTGTCTATGAGTATTCGGCTTATGTCGGATGTGTGGAAAACGGATCTCCCTACTACTGAGAAAATGGTTCTTTTGGTTATAGCCGATCACGCCAACGATGAAGGAACGGAAGCATGGCCTAGCCAAGCCACGATAGCCAAGAAGGCTTCTATAAGTGTGCGCACAGTTCAAAGAGCGGTCAATTCGCTGGTCCGGGCTGGATACCTGCGTATGGAAAAACACGCCGGCGGATCCGCGAGCTGCCGCGATGACCGCAGACCGCACCGATACACAATTAACTTAGGAAGACTACGGGGCGGCAATACGACTACCCGTAATCTACGACACGACTTTGAAGCCGATAACGACACGACTTCTACGCCCGTTACGGAGCGACTTTCACGCCCTAAGAAACATCCTTTAGATCCACCCAAAGAAACACCCGGCTTTTTTGATTTTTGGATTATTTACCCAAAGAAGGTAGCAAAGAAGGCTGCGCTCCAAGCATACGAGAAGGCGATAAAAGAAACCGATCCGGCGGTTATCTTGGCTGGAGCGCGGCGGTATGCGGAAGATCCGAACCGCCACCCGTCATATACGGCTAATGCGGCTACTTGGCTCAATGCTGAGCGCTGGTTAGATGAACCGCTACCGGATCGAGAGTTATCTATTGAAGAAAAGCGCGAGATCGAGCGGAAAGAAAGCGAGCGCCGGCGGCAGCTGGAGCGAGAAGCCTACGACAAGTGGCAAGCCGAACTAGAAGAAGCAAAAAATAACGCTGCTCCTATGCCGGCGATCTTGAAAGAAGAGCTGAGAAAACTGTTGCGTAAGTAATTTATACCCTACAATTATGCGTAATCATTACGCTTGGGGGTGAAATGAGCAAAGTAGTATTGTTATCTCCGGATAAATTACAATGCGGCGATCAACTTATACTTAAAAATCACACATGGCAGGTAGCGTGTATTTCCGGTCCGGATCGTATCGGAACTTACGATGTGTCTCTTGTTGATAACTATGGAAATAAAACACAAGAGATAATCTCTGAACCCGTTACACTCGTTATGTGATTTCTTTCTTCGTTGGCGGTCAGCCGATCTCTCAGGGGTCGATGAAAGTCATGAACGGGCGCGTGATACATAGCGCTGGATCTGCGCTCGCAGCTTGGCGATCTGCTATTGCTTTAGAAGCCAAGCGCGCTGGAGCGAAGCCTTCTATAAATCCTATCGGCATGGAACTTATTTTTGTTTTTCAAAAACCTAAAACTGTTACGCGATCTTATCCGAGTGTTCCGCCGGATCTCGACAAACTAATTCGCGCAGCTCTCGATGCTTTAACTGCTATTGCGTATCGCGATGACGCGCAAGTAACAGAGATCCGCGCAGCCAAATGTTACGGAGATTATCCCGGAGTTCAAATAACTTTTTCAGAAATAAAATAAAAAAACTTCAACTAAATCCTAGACTTTTTATTATATTCAACTAGACTTGTCTTATTGCGATTGGGGAAGGCTCCAATCCGATAACGGAAGGCAAGGCAATGAAGGCAAAAAACGATAAGAAATCAATGGCTTTTCGCTTGGAGAAACAAGCGGCGGAACGCAAGTTAATCGCAGCTCTGATCGAGTCATGCCGAGTTCAAGGCAAGTCTCTTAAGATTGAGAGCCGATAATGATTGAAACGACACACACCAATCTTTTAGATCGTAGATTAGAACGACTCGCTTATGAGTTATTTACTGCTCAGGGTCATCGCCCGGATTTAGTTCAATTCAAGATTAAAGAATTACAGATTTGCGTAATGCGCGGTTACAACACACGCGCAGAGTTAATCTCACTTGTTAAGAAAGCGCAGGTGCTTTCATGCCAAAACTAGGTAAGCGCGGTCATTTACTTATGACCCAAGAGATCCGTAAGCAGATTCCACAATTACAGAACGCTGCCGAAGACTCGACAGTTTGGGTCAAGTTCTTTTCTCCTTACTCAAACTGGACTTGGTATGCGACAGAGTTTGACGGCGTAGATACTTTTTTTGGATATGTCTGCGGCTTCGCCAATGAGTGGGGTTATTTCTCACTTAAAGAGTTAGAAGAAACAACATTAGGTCCGGATCTACCGGCTATTGAGCGTGATTGCTCATTTACTCCGACACCGCTTAAAGATCTATTAGAAAAGGCAGGGATTACTTATGGCGCGATCTGTTAAAGAAGTAATTGAGATTTTATCTACGCTGGACCCTAATGCGAGCTGCGTGTGGCAGTTATGGACAAAAGATCATTTAGGCGAAGATCTTACTGACGCTGAGTGGGAGTCGGTAGTTAGATACATGGATGATAGACCGATTACTAGCGAAGAAGTCGGACTTGACGAATTGATTAACGATGTTAAAGCCAAGCGCATGGGGTTATGGGAATGAGTCCTAAGCCAAATCACCCAAGCCCATATAAGCCTAACCGCGCTTCTTGCGAAGTTTGTTGGGCTGACTCATCAGAAACAACTATTTATTGTTTCAAGCAGAGTTCTTACTGCGAACAACATTACTACGAAGTCAAATACAAAGGATTGGAGAAGTTATGCGCAAAACAACAATAACGCCGCGTGGCTGGTTTGTTTTAGGCTTCGCAGCTGGAGTTCTACTTTGTCTATTTACTTGGGCTACAAGCGATGTTTGCTATGTCGGATCCGAGCATGGTAATTGGCTGGGTTATGGATCTTGCTCGGCTATGGTAGATCGAGTGGTATCACCATGAAGTTCCGCGTAACGCTGGAAGTAGATCTTAATGATGATATTGGCGCGTTAAAGAAATATGTGCGGTGGGAAAAAGGTTTAATCTCCGTCTCTCACCTTAACGCGCTAGTAAAGCACCAAATCAAAACAGACATAGAAGACGCTCTGCGTTCCTATGGGTCCGAAGGTCAAATAGTGTCGGTGGTAAAGGCAAATGTCTGAAACCGATTACAACGGCTGGAAGAACCGCGCAACATGGAATGTCTCTATGTGGATCAATAACGATGAAAGCATATACCGGGGCGCAGTTGAGTTTATGAAAAATAACCCAAAGACGCGTTACCCGTATCTCCGGTTTATCGAGTCATGCGGGCTGGACTCGCAGACTACGCCGGACCGGATCAAATACAAGTCCGAGCAGCTCGACTACTCGGCATTAGACCAAATGATGAAAGAACTAATCGAAGGAGAAGGTAAATGATAAATCCCGTTGTTCAGAATTATCTAGCAAATACAGGTCAGATGTTTATTAAGGCTGCGGAGTCGGAAGATCCTGCGGCTATGTTCGTAGCAGTATCTAACGCTATGAGCGTGATCGAGTCTATTCATAGCCAAGCATTAACGGCTAATTTGATTACTCTTGAACCCCGTATGTCGGAGCATTTAGCATGAAGATCCAAGAAAATACCGACTACGGCGTAAGCCCTACCTATGAGTTTGTTATAGTTTGCGTTACCGACTCCGGAACTGTTTGGGAACAGATATGGACCAAGTCATACGACAACGCATTAGACGCAGTTAAAGGTTATCTTGGCTTCGTAGATCATGCTACTTGTGTGCTGGATCGCGTAGTTACGCTGGTCGAGCCTAACGGCAAATCGCATGTAAAAGTGTTCAAGTATCCTTACGGAAGTGAGAAAGAATACGAAGCCGCTTGCGAAAGATTACGCAAGTCGGACCGGCTACTGAGCAGTAATCAAGGCTAGACTTATCTATGTCCATGCCCGAACCGAAAGGAAATGATATGGATAGCAAACTAAATCGGTGCGCCTATGGCGCTTGGCATTATGGAGATCAGCTCTGCGAAGTCTGTAGAAAGGCGGCGGAAGGTCCAAGATAGCAAGAGCTGCGCGATACCTTTTAGTAGCCCTTATTGGGGTAGGTATCGTTGTTGTGCCTTCTTACGCTTACGCTCCGGTGATGACTCCAACGCAAAAGCATAAGTTTGTGGTGGCGCAACTGCCGCCGAAAGATTATGCTCGACACCTGCTAAAGCAACAGTATGCCGATCCGCGTAAGCAGTTTGGCTGCCTTGCTAAATTATGGGGTAAAGAAAGCAGCTGGAACTATCAGGCGAAATCTCCAACCCACGATTACGGCATACCGCAACGGCACATGAAGCACAATAGTCAAAAGGAGATCCGAGACTTTATGAAGCACCCGCATATTCAAATTCGCTGGGGCTTGGGCTATATCGAGCATAGATATAAGTCTCCATGCGGAGCGCTCGCAGTATGGTTATCGAGATCTGAAAACGGCAGGGGCGGCTGGTACTAATGAGTATTATTCCGCACCATGTCGAACCCGTCTTCCCTTCCATAGATCCGACAGAGATTTACGAAGATGACGAAGAAGAAGACGATGATTGATAAAAAAGTAGTTAGCCTAGTTAAAGAGCGGGCAGGGGGATACTGCGAAAAATGCGGACTCCCTGCCACCGACTCTATGGCGCTACACCACCGCAAGCTGCGCTCGCGGGGCGGCAAAGATACTCCGGCTAACTTGCTGGTAGTTCATCATTCTTGCCACAACTTAGCCACAGACTCGATCCACCTTAACCCGGAAAAAGCGGAAAACAAAGGCTGGATGTGTCCGGGCTGGAAGGATCCGGAAGATCATGTTTATGTAACGCCGGAAGGATCTTTTGCTTTATTAGACAATGAAGGTAATATCAAGATACTAGGGAAGGCATAAAATGAATATCACAGTTAAGGGTAATGTCGGACAAGATCCGGAGTTTAAGGTAAGTAAGTCAGGCACACAGGTTTGTTCTTTCTCGCTGGCATACACGCCACGCAAAAAGCAAGGCACCGAGTGGATAGACGGAGAAACAATGTGGTTCCGCGTAGTTCAGTTTGGCGAAAAGGCTGAGCAGCTCGCGGATCTAATTGCGAAAGGTGACGCGGTGGTAGTAGTAGGATCTCTCTCGCAATCCACCTACCAAGCCAAAGACGGATCCGAAAAGACAAGTCTCGAAATAACGGCTACCGATGTAGGAGTATTGCCGAAAAGAACACAAAGTATCCGAAGTAGCCGGAAGGAAGATGTGCCTTGGTAGATGAAGAATGGCTGAGTGCGGCGGAAGTAGCACAAATACTGGGAGTTAATCTCAATAACTTACGGCAAATCCAATACCGAAAGTCTTTAGCGTGGGGCAAAAAAAAGGGTAGAAGCGTGTTTTACCTAAGATCCGAAGTAGAAGCCTACGCAGCTCGGCGCGCAGCCCGTAATAAACTGTAAGATCTTTCTATGATAGTCATAGATGATCGCCCGATTACAGTAGCCGATATTGACGAAGCATTGTCGCACATACGCGAAATGCTCCAAGATCGCTACGGCAATCGCCTGACCCACCAACGAAAGCAAATGTTGCTGGAGTCTATCGATGATCTGCTTGACTACCGATTACAAATTACATTACAGTAGATCTATGAATATAGAGAAGGTAGCGCTGGACTCGATCCGCGAATATCACAACAACCCACGCAAAGGCAACACAACGCTAATTGCCGAGTCACTTTCGACTTACGGACAATACAAGCCAATTACAGTAAATAAAAGATCCGGAGAGATCCTTGCCGGTAATCACACTTACCGAGCCGCTAAAGAACTCGGTTGGTCGGAGATCGATGTTGTTTATGTTGATGTAGATGAAACTACGGCTGCCAAGATAGTAGCCATAGATAATCGCTCGGCAGATCTAGGTCAATACGATAACGAAAAGTTAGCAGCTCTACTAGAAACTTTACCTGAGTTAGACGGATCCGGTTATACGCTGGATGAGTTTGACGCACTAATTGCCGACATACAAGAAGAAACAACTCCGGAGTTATCTAAGTCTGCTTTCTCTCAGGTAGAAGTAGGAGAGACGGGGCAAAGCGGAACCCGGTATATCGAGACGCTGGCTGAGTATGGCGAGCGCTACAATCAAAGAGCAACTCGTATGCTTATGGCGGACTTTCCGCCTGAGATCTATGTGTGGCTTATTGATAAACTTATCTTTGTGCGAAATACGCATAATCTAACAAGCAACGGAGATGCCATAGTAAAAATGGCAGAGATAATCTCAGGGGAGAGCGCGCCACATGAGTCAAATCAAGATAGCGGATCTACCGATACACCGAATTAAGCGAGTTCTATCAGAAGAACAAGCAAGCGAGTTGGTAGGCACAGTAGTTCCTGATTACGCGCCTAACTGCGAAGAAGCAGGTATATGGGTCGATGACGATACGGAAGAAATTGTTTTTGTCTATTTCCCGATGCCTGATGAAGTGAATATTTTGCGCAAGGCAGTTCTCAACATTAAGTATGGAGAGACTATTCGCCAATCAACCGGACTCAAAAATAAGTCACGCACATTCGGTATGGCTCCGAGAAAGATCTATCAGAAGCGCGAGAGCTGCCGCCCTACTACGCTGGCACAAGAACAACCTATGGAACACGCAGTATTGGTGAAGTTTGCTGAGAAGTTCGCAGATATGTATAAAGAGTTCGCGCCACACTTATACGAAAACGACAAGAAAAACTTGGCTGACGCTGGACTTGATGATGAGTGGAGAATGACCGATGACGCGTTATGGACTTCCGGCGTAGTCAATAAGTCTTCTACGCTGCCTTATCACCGAGACGGCTTTAACTTTGCTACTTGGTCCGCTATGCCGGTAATCCGAAAGAATATGGCTGGTGGTTATCTAACGCTTCCGGAATATAACTTTACTTGCTCATGCCGAGACGGGTGGGTAACTTTCTTTGCGGGATATAAGTATGTTCATGGCGTTACGCCTATGAGTCCGAAGACCAAAGACGCATACCGATACTCGGTAGTTTATTACGCCCTACGCGGCATGAAAGATTGTTTTACTTACGCGGTTGAAACTGCTAAGGCAAAAGAACGCCGGACCGCTCGCGAAGATAAAATGGCAGCAGTTCTTAAAGGCGAAGCGGAAGCACCCGTATTTAGATAACGCAAGGGGAAGGCAACATGAACAATCTAAAGGAAGGCTTAGATTTCCGCCTACCGCAATACCGATACGATGTATTTCTTGATTTCTATGAGTTTCACTTAAAGTATCGCGCACATCCCGGTTGCGTCTATTACCTAATGCCCTATCTCCGGGATCGCTACGGCTGGGATAACGAAGCAGCTCTATGGTTTGCGTTTATCAACGGCAATACGCAGAACCCGGTTACAAGTCTAATTCTCCACCGGAGATTTCCGGATAAAGGTCAATGGCTGGATCTAGTTAAGTTCTATAAAGAAAACTATGAGCGGCTGGAGTTTGATACCGATAGGCGCTATCACAAGAAGTCTATGCCGGCAGCGATAGAGAGCTATCTTTCGCTGGTCGGTCCGGACCAATGGGATTTCTATACTGCTACGGCGCAACGGGGCTTCGGGGCGATGTGGAGCGCTGCTACTTCGATCTCAACCTTCGGGCGCTTATCGGCTTACTCCTATCTTGAATATGTGCGCATTATGGGTATAGATTTCGATTGTGACGATTTGATGTTGGCAGATCGAGACGGCTCGCGCTCGCATAGGAACGGCTTATGTATCGTCAGCGGACTCGATCATTACGATTGGCACAAAAGCAACCCTACTTTTGACGGGAACTACCCGCCGGAACTGATTGCTTCGCTCGAAACTATGGGCGCACAGATCCTTGCCGATATGAAGAAGCGAGCAGCTGGAAAGGATTACGAAAGAGATGTCTCTTACTTTACGCTGGAGTCGGCACTCTGCACTTACAAGTCATGGCACCGACCAAACCGCCGATATCCTAATGTCTATAACGATATGTTATTCAATCGGATTAGAAAGAACGAAGCAGCTTGGCCCGAAGAAGATCTCTCGGTATTTTGGGAAGCGCGAAAGCATTACTTACCGGACTATCTCCGACTCGAAGATAACCCAAAAGATCTCGGACTCAACCCAAGAAAACAAAATCACTATCTCACTACCGGTCAGGTAATTATGATGAACCGGGATTATCCCTACTACAAGAATGAATATAACGATGAATACGATCTTTCCTGAGCAGACCATAGACCGCTCGGTAATGCGGTGGGAAGATTACACATACACTCTCACGCCATTTGAGCAACATCAAGGCTTATGGTGGAAGCGCGAAGACTACTTTGCCCCGCTTGGATACGGCGGACCCAACGGAAGCAAGCTGCGCCAATTATTATTTCTAACAGATCAATATGTGGCAAAAGGTGGCAACGCTGGACTAATCACCGGCGCGAGTGTTTTATCTCCGCAGCTCTCGATGAGCGCGTTGGTATCTAAGCATTATGGACTCACGCCTACGCTAATATTAGGAGCGACCAAGCCGGAAACGGCAATCAAGCACGAAAATGTCTATATCGCCGCCGCAGCTGGAGCAGAGTTTATTTATACGCCCGTAGGCTATAACCCGGCTCTTCAACGCGCAGTAAAGCAATACTCCGAGTCCGAGCGCTATAAAGATCATTACCGCTTGTGCTATGGGATTACGACACCGGAAGACGCTACCGATGACGATATCCGAGCGTTCCACGAAGTAGGTGCGTATCAAGTCAAGAACCTGCCGCCCAACCTGACCACGCTAGGTATGACGGCGGGTTCCTGTAACTCTTGCGTATCGGTGCTATACGGAATAGCCAAGTATCGCCCCGCAGACTTAGAACGCGTTATCTTGTTCGGCATAGGTCCGACCCGGCTTAACTTTATCGAAGAAAGATTACGCAGGATCGAGAACGCTACCGGCATAGCCATACTGGATCTATTCCGCCGCAAATATCATCATCACCAAGATCTCGAAGCAGAACATCAAACCGGTGGAGAGATCCTTATCGAACATTACGATCTTCACCATACCAAGTTCTCCGGCTATCAGGACAAAATGCCCTTCGAGCTGAGAGATAAGTCAATATCGTTTCACCCAACTTACGAAGGAAAGGCGCTTACATATATGGATCGCAATAGGGGAATGTTCGAGTGGTATCACGAACCTGACGGGAAAGCAGCATTTTGGATCGTAGGCAGCCAACCGAACCGGGAGATAGTCGAGCGAGCGTTATGAAGACTATTTACCTAATCGGCGCACCGGGATCCGGCAAAACAACTCTCACCGAAGCCCTTACTCGGAACTGGATCGAAGTAGCCAAGCACGATGATCCGGTAAAGTGGAGAGAACATCAGACTCCTTACGGAACGGCTATCTCGCTGGGCTGGCTACGCCCTACCTTCGGGGGAACCGACACATTGGGAAATGCCGCAATACTGGAGATTGAGCCTTGGTATCCGACAATAAATCATGACATTGTGTATGGAGAAGGTGACCGCTTAGCCAATAGGCGCTTCTTCGATCTAGCAATTATGTATGGAGAGTTCCACTTGTTTTACCTAGATACTCACCCGGAGAGAGCTGCGCAACGGCGTAAGTCAAGAGCTGCGATTACCGGTAAAGAGCAGAACCCGTCATGGGTCAAGGGTAGAGAGACCAAGCACCGTAATTTAGCGCAAGAATATAATGCGACATTTATCCCGGATGCCTTGACTCCGGAAGAAGGCGCAAGCATAATTCGCGAAGTCGTATTTCCTACATTACAGTAAACACATGGCAGGAAAAAAACCGCGTAAAGTGCCGGATCCGGAGATTATTGACCGGGAACTCGCAGTAGTCGAGTTACGGAGAACAGGGGAAACTTGGGATCGAATAGCGAAGGTAGTTGGCTACGCGAACGCAGCAGGGGCATACAAGGCTTACAAGCGCGCCTTATTGCGGACCCTACAACAACCTACCGAAGAAATGCGGGATCTCGAATTAGACCGGCTGGACCGGCTACAAAGGGCATACTGGAAGCGAGCCATAGACGGGGAGACGCGAGCTGCGGACTTTATCCTGCGCGTAATAGATCGCCGCGCCAAGATCTTGGGCTTAGACGCTCCACAGAAGATACAAGCGGAAGTGGTGAATTATGACGGAAGCAGCAACATTGACTCCGACATCGAACGAATTATCCGATTACTCGACCAAGTGGATCAGAGCCGCCCGCTACAAGTGGAGAGCGGAATTAGCGAGAGCGGAACAATTACCACCGGAGAGTGATTGGCATATTTGGCTTTATATGGCTGGTCGCGGTGCTGGAAAGACTCGAACGGCGGCTGAGTGGCTGGCATGGGAAGCAATACAACAACCGGGAACGCGTTGGGCAATAGTCGCGCCTACCTTCTCTGACGCGAGAGATACCTGCGCCGAAGGTGAGTCAGGCGTAATCTCGATCTTGCGTAGATACAAAATGCTTAGCAGCTGGAACCGATCTATCGGAGAGATCCTATTGCGTAATGGATCTCGGATAAAGTTATTCTCAGCCGATCAGCCGGATCGCTTTCGTGGTCCGCAACATCATGGCGCTTGGTGTGATGAGTTAGCGGCATATAGATACTCAGACGCTTGGGATCAATTACAGTTCGGATTACGCTTAGGCGATAAGCCACGCATTATTGTTACTACTACCCCGCGCCCTACCCCGTTGATCCGAGCGCTCGCCAACCGAGATGACGGCTCAGTAGTAATCACTCGCGGATCTACTTTCGATAATGCGGCTAATTTAGCGCCTAGCGCGTTGCTGGAGTTACAGGCACGATACAACAATACCCGGCTAGGTCGGCAGGAACTATACGGAGAGATCCTTGAAGATGTAGAAGGCGCATTATGGACTAAAGGCTTAATAGATCGAAATAGACTAAATAAAGCACCAAGTTTGGCACGAATTGTTGTATCCATAGATCCGGCAGTAACAAATACCAAAGACTCTGACGAAACCGGAATAGTGGTGTGCGGATCTGACGCGGCTGGACATGGCTACCTGCTGGGAGATTACTCATTTCGGGGATCGCCGCTTGATTGGGCTTCGAAGGCAGTATCGGTCTTCGATGAGTTTAAGGCTGACTCGATCCTAGTAGAAGTAAATCAAGGTGGAGATATGGTTACTAGCGTTCTCCAACAGATCCGACTTGGCTTACCGATCCGGGAAGTGCGAGCGCATGTGGGCAAGAGACTCCGAGCTGAGCCGATAGCGGCTATGTATGAGCAGGGGCGTATTCATCACATTGGCGAGTTCGCGCAGCTGGAAGATCAAATGACTCTCTGGACTCCGGAAGAAATTAATTCACCGGATCGCCTTGACGCTATGGTTCAGGGTTTTGCGGATCTTCTTGGTACTATTAATGTTGCAAATTACTTTGGAGCGCTCGCTAATTTCTGCCGTAAGTGCGGATTACCAATGCCGAAGTCAATGAGCCATTGTAGTAAGTGCGGAACGGCTATGATAGCGCCGGATAGTAAGGGAGTATAATGGCAGTCGCGTATAACACAATAATAGATCAAGGCGCAGATTGGTATTTGACGGTAACTTATGAAAACCCGAACGGCACTCCGATCAATATTACTTCTTACACTTCTGCCTTACAGATCCGTTCGTTACCTTCTGATCCGACAACAGTATTATCGCTTTCTACGGGAAGTGGGATTACCATTACCGGAGCAACAGGAACAGTTGCGGTCCATGCCACCGCAACGCAAACAAGAGCGATAGACGAAGGCACTTACTACTATGATTTAGAAATTACCGCGCCTTCCGGCGTAGTGACCCGATTAGTGCAAGGGCAGGTTGTTGTGAGTGCGGAAGTGACTCGATGAGCGAAGATGTAATAGTAGTATCGCCGGTAATCAATCAGATTACTGTCGCAGCTCCGGGTCCGCAAGGTCCGCAGGGAGTCTTCACACCGGGCGATGTTGCCTATGTCCATACTCAATCAGTATCAAGTGCGACATGGACCATAAATCATAATCTAGGCTTTCAACCGGTAGCAGTTGTATTAGACTCTGCCGGAACTCAATGCGAAGGCGCTATTTCTTACCCAAGCGTTAATCAAATGGTGATAACCTTTACGGGTGCTTTCACCGGCGTAGCATACATAGTTTAGGAGAACACACATGGCACGCAAGTTTCTAGTTTCGATAGATCTCAGCAAGAACGAATTACAGAACGCGGCAATACAGAACCTTGCTTCGGCTCCTGCTGCTCCTGCCACCGGGCAGATTTACTTCAATACAGTTGATGCTGCGCTTTATATCTACAATGGAACGCGTTGGGAAGTTGCGGGTAACGCAATTCTTTCCGGGCTTCTCGCAGCTCGACCATTGGCAAACGCGGTAGATGCTGGAACTATTTACTACGCCACCGACACTTATCTTTTCTATTACTCAGACGGATCTACTTGGACACAGACAAATGCGTTCGGAACCGTAACTGCGCAAACTTCTTATGGTGCTTCTAGTGGCAACGGATCAGCAACTACTTATGCTCGCGCAGATCACACTCACGGAACTCCGGCGCTCGGTACTGCTACACCGCAAGCAATCTCCGGAGCAGCTGGATCTGCTGGATCCGCAAGCACTCCTTCTAAGGAAGATCACACACACGCCTTTACGCCGTCACAAGATTTGTCTATGGCAACATTTAAACTTACAAATCTTGGAACTCCGACCAACTCCGCAGACGCAGCAACGAAAGCCTACGCAGATCTTAAATTAGCACTCACCGGTGGAACTATGACCGGTGCGATTGCGATGAGCAATACAAAGATCACCGGCTTAGCAACTCCTACTGACGCGGCTGACGCAGCCAATAAGCAGTATGTAGATGATGTTGCGCAAGGTCTAAATATTCACGCAGCTTCCTATGCCGCAACTACCGCTAACCTTAACGCGACTTATAGCAACGGCACTAGCGGCGTAGGAGCAACATTAACTAACGCTGGAACGCAAGCTGCTTTCACTACTGACGGCACAACGCCTTCGGTCAATGATCGTATTCTTGTAAAAAATCAAACTACTACTTCTCAAAATGGTATCTACACACTTACCACAGTAGGTAGCGGATCCACGAATTGGGTGCTTACCCGCGCAACAGATTTCGATACCGCAGTAGAGATTGCTGGCGGTGATTTTACTTTCGTAGATAACGGCACAACTCTTGCCAATACAGGCTGGGTAAATGTTGATGAAGTAACAACGGTAGGCACAGATCCTATTGAGTTTCAACAGTTCTCCGGCGCTGGAACCTATACCGCAAGCAACGGCATTACTCTTACTGGAACTAACTTTACTTTCACTCCAAGATCCGGATACGGCTTGGCTACCGGAGCAAGTGGCGCAGAAATCAAACTCGCTACTACTTCCGGACTTAACATCAGCTCGGATCTAGCGGTAGGCGCTGGAAATGGTATCTCTGTTCTTACCAACACAGTAGCCATTGACTCAGCAGTAGTAGTCAGCAAGTATGCCGCTAATGTTGGAGACGGATCTGCTACATCTTACACAATTACACATGGACTTAACACAAGAGATGTAATAGTGTCGGTCTATGAAGCAAGCGCGCCATACGCAGAAGTAGTCTGCGATGTTGCGCACGCTACTACTACCACAGTTACGCTCGCTTTCTCCGTTGCTCCTACAAGTAATCAATATCGAGTAGTCGTACACGCATAGTAAAAAAGGGAGATACACATGGGTCTTCGTGACCGTATCGCAAAGGCATTACTGGCTGGAGACTTAGACAAGAAGCCTAATTTGCCGGCGGGTGCTACCACCATGTCGGAAAACGATATGCGCAACGCAGCTCTCAATCAGATCTCGCAGAACTACGGCAACTCGAACCCATTACCGCGCAACCCTTGGTTGAATATGGTTCCGTTCGGTCCGGGTATGCCGATTACTCCGGGAGCGATCAACCCTTTACGCCCTGACGGCAGACCGGATCCACGCCGCTACGAATACCAAGTAGCGCAAAACATCAACATCACCGAAACACGCCTTGTTCCGTTTAAGACACTCCGAGCTGCGGCAGATCAGATTGATATTCTGCGGCGTTGTATTGAAGTATTGAAGAGCAAGATTACTGGACTCGATTGGGATATTGTTTTAGGCACAGACGCTTCTGAAAAGATCGCAGCTGAGTCCGGTGGAGATCATGTGCGCGCTATGGCTAAGGCTCGCCAAGAATATACCGATGAGATTAACCGCATTAGAACATTTTGGGAAAACCCGGATAAGGCTAACGGGCTTACTTTCTCGGATTGGCTAATGATTGCTTTAGAAGAGATCCTAGTTATTGACGCTTGGGCAGTTTGGCCACAAATGAGCGTTGGTGGAGATCTTTACGGCTTACAGATCCTTGACGGATCCACGATTAAGCCATTACTAGATGATCGCGGTATGCGCCCTATGCCGCCTAACTCAGCGTTCCAACAGATCCTATACGGCTTTCCACGCGCCGAATTTACTGCGAATGACGATGATCCGAAGGCAGACGGCGAATTTACGGCTGATGACTTGGCTTATATGGTTCGTAATCGCCGCACAATTAGCGTATATGGGCAATCTCCAACCGAGCGAGCGCTACCCCTAGCCGATATTTACTTGCGCCGCCAACAATGGATTAGAGCCGAATACACAGACGGCGTATTGCCGGAGCTGATGTTCGAGACAGATGCTACTTGGGGAACTAATCCGGAGCTGCTACGCGCTTACGAAAATATCTTTAACGATGATCTTTCCGGGCAAACCGAGCAACGCAAGCGCGCTCGCTTATTGCCTAGCGGCATGAAGCCGGTTCAATACGAAGGCTATGGCGAGAAGTTTAAAGATACGCTTGATGATTACTTGATTACTTCGATCTGCGGACACTACGGAGTCCAACCGGCGGAAATTGGCTTTTCTCCTAAAGGCGGACTCGGTGGCGCTGGATTTGAAGAAGGTAGGGCTTCGAGCGCAGAAGCAATCGGTGCGCAGCCGCTTGTAAATTGGATCAACAGAATGCTAACTAATCTTTCTTACACTTATCTCGGTATGCCACGCGAATTAGAGTTTAGAATGATGACTTCTAAGCGACTAGATAACGAAGAAAACGCTCGCAAGGCTCAGATCGAAGTTACAAGCGCCGGTAAGACTATCAACGAACGCAGATCCGAAATGGGCTTGCCTTTACTAGATACTCCGCAAGCAGATATGCCGCTATTGGTTGGTGGCGCTGGGATTTATCTATTCTCACCTGACGGCATTATCAATGCTGCTGATGTTGTGAGCGCTCCGGCTCTTGCTGGACCCGAAGCAACTCCGTCAGCTCCGACTACGGAAGTAGGAGAGAAGCCGCAGGTAGAGCCAAGCGCTGAGCAAGAAGAAACAATAGAAGAAGAAGTCAAGGCATTTCTAAAATGGGCAAGTAAAGGCAAACGCGCTCGCCAATTTGAGTTCTATGAGATAGATCCGGTAGTAGGAGAAGCGTTAAATCGTTGCGCGTTCGAAGGAGATCTCGATACCGCTCGATCTATTGCTAAAGCGTATATCTCATGATTTGGGGCGCTCATCAGGCAGACGGGCGCATAGCTGCGAATAACGCTCGAAAGATCCGAGCTGCGTTAGGGCTGGAGATCAATGCCCGCCAAGTGTATGACCGGTATCTGGAAACGCAACCTACTGTAAGCGACAACATAGCCCAAGATCGAGCCAAAGCCCGCGCATGGGCGATGCTCAATGTTGGACTCAACGAAGACGCTCTATATCAAGTTTTATCTAGGCTATGGGCAGAAGGCGTAGTTACTGGATACGCGGCTGCGGAAGAATTAATACTACGGCTGGAACGCCGGAGATCTCGCAAGATTGCTAAAGAAAACGCCTATATCGATTGGGCAAACTGGAAGCCCGGTGACCTAGCTGCTGCGGCGCTGGTCCGACCTAAAGGCGCTTTAGCCCGCTTACTAGAGCAAGCTGCGGTTAGCATTAGATCCTTAGCGAAAGAGACATACAATGAACTCGGAACAGCAATTGCAGACTCTTTGGCGGTTGGCTTGTCTCCGGAACGCGCAGCCAAACTCATTAACGACAAGATCAGGAACCCAAA